ATCCGAAAGGCACCATCATGGCCGAAACCAACCACAACAACAAGAAAAACGTCAGCCTCGGCAAGCCCAAGAAGACCGGCTGCCTCTACTACGCGCCCGCAGGAACCGCCCTGCCCGCCGACGCCACCACCGCCCTGACCACCGCATACACCTGCGTCGGCTACCTGAGCGAGGACGGCGTCACCAACGCCACCGACACCGACACCACCGACATCAACGAGATGGGCGGCATCAAGGTACTGTCCGAGATCAGCGGCTACGGCGAGACATGGCAGTTCAACATGATCGAAACCAACGAAGCCAGCCTCAAACTGCGCTTCGGCACCGCCAACGTCACCGGCACCGCAGACAAGCTCACCGTCTACCACGCCATCCCGTCCGGCGAAAGCCTCGTGCTCGTGTTCGAGATCGCCATGACCGGCAAACGCGTCAAGCGCATCGTCGTCGCCGACGGCACCATCACCGAATTCGACGACACCACCTACAGCGCCGGCGACGCCATCGGCTACGGCGTGACCATGAGCGCCAACCCGAGCGACCTCATCAACGGAGCCACCAGCGTCGAATACATCGCCAACGTCACCGCCGCCTCGCTCGGCAAGTGAATTCCACCCAGCGCCCGCCGTCCGGCGGGCGCACCCCCTCTGAAAGGACACGCATATGGCAGCCAAGCAGCCGCATGACCACAAGACACCGAAAAACCAGCCCAAGACCGTCGAGGTCATGGGCGTCACCGTCACCATCAGCCCCGCGATCTTCAACGACCTCGACATGGTCGAATACCTCTACGACCTCCAGACCGCCCAGACCGGAGACGGCACCGGCGCGTTCGCCATCGTCCCCTTCCTCAAGAAGCTGTGCGGCGACCGGTACACGGCGATGAAGGACGCATTGCGCGACCCCGACACCGGCCGCGTGAGCATCGACAAGGTCAGCGAATTCATCGCCCAGCTCCTCGAACAGGTCGCCCCAAACTCCTGACGCTCATAGGAATGCTCGCCACAGCGCCCGACGCGCTCGAAGCGGACTTCCAGCGTTTCTATGGGCTCGACACCGACCTCATATGGACGGGCGAACTGCCCGCCAACCTGGCGGCTGCACTGGCCGCCAACCTGCCCCGCCAGGCCATCATCTGGCAAAAAATCAACCCGCGACTCGCATGGGACGACCAAACCTACCTCCTCGCCGACATCCGCGACAGCCTCGCCTTCCTCGCCTGGACGAAAACCAAGGAAGCCTCACGCAAGGGCGCGCGCTGGCGCGGACAACTCCAACGCCCCGGCACCGTCCGGCATGAAGCCACGGGAGGCGAGGTCATGGCGATGGACGACGAACAACTAAACGCATACCTGGCCGCACCGCGCACCACCATCAGGGAGGCATAACATGGCAATCGAGATCGCCACCGCGTTCGTGCAGGTCGTGCCCAGCATGAAGGGCGTCGGCAAGGCCATCGAATCGGCGTTCGGCAGCGCATCGGAAACCGCTGGCAACACCGCCGGCATCAAAGCCGGCAACGGCTTCGCCGGCGGCTTCGGCGCGAAACTCGGCGTCATCACCGGCATCGCGCAAAGCGTCGCGGGCAAGGCCATCGAAGCGTTCATGGGCCTGTCCGGCGAAATCACCAGCGCCTCCGACAGCGCCCAGAAGTTCGCCAGCACACTGAACTTCGCCGGCGTCAGCGAGAGGCAGATCAAACGACTCACCGCCAGCACGCAGGACTACGCCGACAAGACCGTCTACGACCTCAACGACATCCGCAACACCACCGCGCAGCTCGCCGCCAACGGCGTGCCCAACTACGACCGGCTCGCCGAAGCCGCAGGCAACCTCAACGCCGTCGCCGGCGGATCGGCCGACACCTTCAAAAGCGTGGCGATGGTACTGACCCAGACCGCCGGCCAAGGAAAACTCACGACCGAGAACTGGAACCAGCTCTCGGACGCGATCCCCGGCGCAAGCGGCAAAATCCAACAGGCGCTCAAGGAAGCCGGAGCCTACACCGGCAACTTCCGCGACGCCATGGCCGACGGGCAGATCACCGCACAGGAATTCAACGACGCGATCATGTCCCTGGGCTTCACCGACGCCGCCGTGGAAGCCGCCACCAGCGCCAGCACCATCGAGGGAGCCACCGGCAACCTCGAAGCCGCGTTCGTCAAGCTCGGCGCGAGCGTGCTCGACACCGCCAAACCCGCCATCACCGGCGGCATGAGCTGGATCGCCGACGGCGTCACCAACGCCGTGCCCGTCGTCCAGGCAGGCATCGAAGGGCTCATCGGCTGGTTCCAGCGCCTCTACTCCAAACTGGAGGAAAACGGCGCGATCACCGCGTTCAAAAGCGCATGGGACACCATTCGGGACGCGATCATGGGCGTCGTCAACATGGTCATCGACTGGGCGCACATGATCCCCCCAGACGGTCTCGCCAACGGCATCAAACTCGTCGCCGACACGCTCAACTGGTTCGTCCGGCACGGCAAGGAACTCGCGCCCATCATCATCGGCATCGGCACGGCGTTCGCCGCAGTCAAGGGCTATCAGGCGCTCAACAGCGGTCTGCAGGCGCTCACCGGAACCATGAACACGGTGACGACCGCCGCCAAGGGCGTCAGCAACGGCATCATGCTCATGACGGACCTGGGCGGCCCGGTCGCCATGCTCAAACAGATGGCCGGAGGGCTGAGCCTCGTCAAGACCGCACAGACCGCATGGAGCACGGCCACGAAGATGGCGACCGCCGTGCAGGGCGCGTTCAACGCCGTCATAGCCGCCAACCCCATCGGCGCGATCGCCGTCGCCGTCGCGGCCGTCGTGGCCGCGCTCGCATGGTTCTTCACCCAGACCGAGGCCGGGCGCAAGGCATGGGCCGCGTTCACCTCATGGCTGTCCGAGACATGGGCCGCGCTCGTGGAGGGCGCTAAGGCGATATGGAACGGGCTCGGCGAATTCCTCGCCAACCTGTGGTCGGCGATCAGCGGCGGCATCACCAGCGCATGGACGTCGATCACCTCGTTCCTGTCCGGCGTCTGGAACGGCATCAGCACGACCGCCACGACGATATTCAACGGGATACGCGACTTCATCGTCAACGTGTTCACCGTCATCGGCGCGCTCATCGTCGCACCCTTGCAGGCGATCCAGAACGGCATCAACACCGTGTTCGGCTGGATACTCTCGTTCATCACCCAGCAGATGAACAGCACGAACACCGTATGGAGCACCGTATGGACGGCGATCTACAACGTCGTGTCCACGATCTTCGGGCTGATTAGCTCCTGCATCTCGACCGTGGTGAACGCGATCCGCACAGTTATCGTCGTGTTCCTCAGCTTCCTCAAGGGAGACTGGCAGGGCGCATGGGACGCGATCAAATCGTTCTTCACGACCACATGGGACGGCATCGTCGCGTTCCTCACGCCGATCATCAACGGCATCAAGACCACGATCGGCAACGTCCTCAACGCGATCCAGAGCGTGTGGGCGAGCATCTGGAACGCGATCAGCGGCGTGGTGTCCACCATCTGGAACGCGATCAGCGGCGTGGTGTCCACATGCATCCAGAATGTGCGCAACACCATCTCGACCGTCCTGAACGCCATCAGCGGCGTATGGACGAGCGTATGGAACCGCGTCAGCTCGTTCCTCGGAAACATCTGGCACGGCATCACATCGGCCGTGTCCAACGGCATCCAGAGCGTGAGCAACACTGTCGGCCGCATCAAAAGCACCGTGCTCGGCGCGGTCAGCGGCGCCGGCCGATGGCTGTACGACACCGGCCGTCAGGTCATCCAAGGCCTCATCAACGGCATCGGCGGAGCGTTCAAATGGGTCAAGGACACCATCGGCAATCTCGGCAAAAACCTCATCGGCTGGGCCAAGGGCGTGCTCGGCATCCACAGCCCGTCACGCATCTTCCGCGACGAAGTGGGCAAATGGATACCCGCCGGCATGGCCCAAGGCATCGACAAGGCCAGCGGCCTCGTCGCCGACAGCATCGACGGACTGACCGACATGGTCCCGACCGTGAGCCTGAAGACCGACGCCAGCCGGCTCGAAACCCCGCTCGCATACTCGGCCGTCGTCGGCAACGGCCGGATCGCCTACACGGTGGACGACCATACGGCCGAGTACGCGACCAAGCAGGACATCATCGACGCGATCGATCAGGCGCTCACGGCCGGGATCACGCTCAACCTGTCCGATCGGGGCGGCGAGGTCATGGCCGGCAAGCTCGCCAAACCCATGAGCTACGAACTCAACAGCCTCGCCATGAGAGGCCGTTAAAACCAGAGAGGAGAGCATATGCTCTACCAGCGACGCATGCGCCTGCCGCATGTCGAGGACCCCACGCTCAACGGCACGCCGCTGGAACGCATGATGCTCTCCCTGACCTCCGCCGGCATCGCGATCGACAAGGCCGCGCCGACGGTGAGCATGCAGGACATGCCCGGCCGCGACGGCCGGCTCGACCTGACCCTCACCGACCCGACCGGGGCCGCATACATGGGCAACCGCACCATCACGCTCAACCTGTACGCCATCGGCGGCGAAGACGACATCCTCACCGCCAAAACCCGCCTCGCCGCCCTCTCCGGCACCGTGGTCACGCTCTCATGGCGCGGCTTGCCCGGCGAATACGAGGGACGTTTGAGCCTCGGCGCATGGGAGGACAAATGGACCGGCGACCACCAGATCGCCACGCTCGTGCAAGCCACCATCGACGCCCATCCCTGCCTCATCGGCCGCACCATCACCGCCGCGCTCAAAACGGGGGCGACCACGATCCACGCCAAAGGCAACCGGCCATGCTGGCCCACATGGACGATCGCCCCCGCCAACGGCGCGAAGACCATCAGCGTCAAGGACGCGCACGGCCACACCCTCGCCATCGCTGGCATGACCGCGATCACCGGCCGCATCACCATCATCACCGACCCCGACAAGCGCGAGCTGCGCGTCAACGGCAACCTCATGGCCCCCACACTCGAATCCGACTACTTCCCCCTATTGCCCGGCCTGAACACGCTCACCCTCACCGGCGCAACCAGCGCCAGCCTCACGTACAGGCCACTCACCCTCATCTAGGAGCACCAATGCGATACATGCTGTTCGACCGCTGGGGCAACCCGCTCGGCGACCTCCCCTATGCCATCAAGGCCATCCGCACCAGAGCCACCGACGCGACCGACACCCTCGACATCACCACCATCGGCGAGATCAACAAGGACGAACGCATCGTGTTCAAGGACTCGATGGGCCGCTGGGCGGAATACCTGTGCCAGTCCACCCAGACCGCCCGCGCCGCAGGCATGCCCGTCACCGTCGCCTACTGCACCGGCAGCATCGCGGAACTCTCGCGCACGTACATCGAGGACAAACGCAACCGCAAGGCGAACGCCAAAGCCTGCCTGACCAAAGCCCTCGAAGGCACCCGGTGGGCGGTCGGCACAGTCGAGACCGGCACCATCACCGGCACGGCGGACCTCGCATTCTACCACTGCACCGTCCTCGACGCCGTCCAGAAGACCGCCGACACCTACGGGCTCGAAGTCCAGACCGAATACCAGCCCGACCCGACCGGCAACCAGATCGGCCGGCGCATCATCCACCTCGTCGAACACCGGGGCTCCACCAACACCACGAAACGCTTCGAATACGGCAAGGACCTCACCCAAATCAAACGCGACATCGACAGCGGCGACGTCATCACCCGCCTCTACGGGTGGGGCAAAGGCATCGAACAAACCAATGACCAAGGCGAGGCCACCGGCGGATACAGCCGCAAGATCAGCTTCGCCGACGTCAACGACGGCAAACCCTACGTCCAAGACGACCAAGCGCTCGCCAACTGGGGCATACCCGGCCCCGACGGCACCAAACACCACAGCGAGGCAAGCGTGGACTTCCCCGACTGCGAAGACCCCAAGGAACTCCTCACCCTCACCAAAAACGCGCTCAAGACCCGCACCACGCCCGTCGTCTCCTACACGGCCGACGTGACCGCCCTCGGACAAGCCGGCCTCAGCGCGGAAGGCACGGACGTCGGCGACGGCGTGCAGATCATCGACACCAGCTTCACCACACCATTGCGCCTCGAAGGCCGCATCCTCCAGATCGAGGAAGACCTGGCCGGCAGCCTCGCCGACACCAAGATCACCCTCGGCAACATCCGGCAATCCTACACGCGGCGCCTCGCCGCCCAACAGCAGGCCTTGGACAAGCTCGTCTCCAACTCCGGCGCATGGAACAGCGCCGCCGGCGGCGCCGGCCCGTACATGAAGGACCTCATCGACCGGATCAACCAGATCATGAACGCCACCGGCGGCTACACGTACCTCAAACCCGGCCAGGGCATCTACGTGTACGACAAGCCCGAAGACCAGAACCCCACCCAATGCATCCACATCGGAGGCGGATACTGGCGCATCGC